ATATGCCACAGAACGCGCCTAAACGCCCCAAATTCGCGTTTTAATGCTTCGATGTGTATTTTATCGACTAACCTTCGAAAAACGCTTCTACGGGCATTCTACGCGGTCATTTTTTAAGGAATGAAAAAGAACCCCCACAGATAATGCAGGGGTTCACTTCGGAATCAATTATTTTGTTTTCTTCGGGATGAATCCTTCCCATTCTTCGCGAATCTTCAACAAATGAATGTCGGCATCGCAAACCTTGCCATCGGCAACCTTCAATTTTTCAATCGTGGGTCTGCTTGCCTTTGCTACCTTGTCAACATATCGGGGGTTTACCCCTGCGCGATGCAATAAATCTTTGTAGGCATCTTCTTTTTGTGAATATTCCTTCGCCTGCTTTTCGGCTTCCTTCATTCGGTCAAGTTCAATTTGAAGTTCCGCGCATTTCGCTTTCCAATCTATTGTTTCATCGTCCATAATCAAACCCCCTGGAATCCTTTCATTTATTCGTTATCAATCGCCCTGCATAATGCCTGGTAACTATCACCTGCAACCCCGAACAAATCAGCGAAGCAACCTTCCTTTGTTTCAAATAAAGGTCTTTTCGGCAGGGGTTTTTCATCGCCTGTTGAACCATATAATCGGGCGTGGTGTTCCATCGCAACCCTTGCAGCGCGTACAGTATCATATTCGATAAAATCATTCATTCCCTTTGCTGTGGAATCAATAATTTCATCAACCTGCGACAATCCGAAGTCGGCATCTTCCGCATAATGCATAAAACTTCGCATCACGCCCATTTTGTGGGCTGTTTCCTGCAGAATCTGCAAACACATTCTGTTTCCGCGAAGGCTGTTCGCTATGGTTTCAAATTCTTCGGATGAAATAGAATCGCGCATCTTTAATGCGGAAACGATATTCAATTCATCCTGTGTGGGTGCTTTCACAGAACGCCTTCTATTCGATTTTGACATGGCATCAAAGATGGTTCGAAGGTTTCCGCGATATTCTTCTTTAAGTGTGGCAAGTTCTGCATCACGCTTCGCAACTGCCTTTTCGGTTTCGGTAGTGAAATATTTACTGCCTTTCATATCCTGCAGGTCGGCAATTCTCTTTTCGTATTCATCGACAATGGCTTTTCTGCGGTTCTGAAAATCAAGTGACTTCCGATAAAATAATTCGCTGTTAGTCATTTTTTATAATCTCCTTTCGTCTTCCAGGTCTTCAATCTTTTGTGATAATTCTTCGATTTTGTTGTTCAGTTCTCCGAATTGAGCATTTGCGAAGAACATATCTTCCACAACATCGAAAGTGAACATCGGTGCATGATAGCCGACATGGTCTTTGTATAATTCGCGGTTAGCATCCGCAACCATACCAAATGCAGGTAATATCTGCCTTTCCCATGTTTGGCGTTCAATGCTATGTCCACAATAGGGGCAATCACGCGCCTTCGAACTTTTATAATTGTTCGAATATACCTGCCATGTACCGCCACAGCTGCAGCAATGAATCTGTAAATGTGCCATCGAATCAATTCACTTCCTTTCTTTGGTTTATATAGTCCTGCGCTTCCTGTTCGGAATCGAACTTCTTTTTGCTTTTCAGATAATAGCAAGCATCCGCAACCATCCAAACATAGGTTGATACATACCAAATCGGGGGTTTGTAGGGGTCTTCCTGCCATTTTCTTATTTCATACTTTGTTTTTTCCATCATGCCGAATAACCTTTCCTGTTTATCAATGAATCGAATGCATACCTGCAGGAATCTATCAAATGGTTGTTTTGGTCGGGAACATCCGCCAAAAATTCGCCATCCTTTGTTTGTGAATATTCATATTCCGAAAATTCACGCCATGCATTCGGGGTTCGCTTCGGGTCAATCACAATATGCCGACATTGCAGCCATCGAATACCATACAAAACCGAACCTGGATATTTCCTGCAGGCAAGAACCTTCAACCCTTCATTTCGCAAATCTTGAATTGATTTCGGTTCGGCAGAATCACAAACAATGGCTTGTTTTTCTTCAACGAATCCGCCTACAAATTCGCTATAATATCCGCCCCCTGCTTTGTGGTAGTCCTTCGCTTTGATAGCATCCGCAAGCATCTTGTTGGTTAGTCCGCGCTTGTATATTTCATCAAGAAAATAAATTGTGTCGGTTTTCCTGTCATAACTGCATCGGCAAAATGCTGCAGGGTCAATGCTGAATCCGAAGTCGCAACCTTCAAAGATATATTGCATTTGCGATATTTCTTCATCGGTAATGGTTCGCGCTTCCAAATTCGGGAAGACTTCGCCACCTGTGCCGATGGGTTCGCCTAAATATTCGTGTCGGTATGCCCTTTCGTTTATGGCTTCCAGGCGTTCGGCTTCAAGTAGGAAGGTTGAACCCAACCATTCGGGCGGTATCATTCGATAGTCTGTTTTGAATGTGATAGCATCATCATTCGGAATCAGAATGTATTTGTTCGCCCAATTATTGATTGACAAAGGCGGATTGAACGAATTGAATATCCGAAAATCAGTACCCCCACGAACCACAGATTGAAGAACGCTTCGAACTGTATTCGCTCCCTGCAATTCGGAAAATTCTTCAAACCATATAAATTTGAATATCCCTTTTCGCGGTTTGATTGATTTCAATTTTGCTGCATCATCAACCCCACGAAAGATTATTTGCTGTCCTGTGGGAATATAGCTAAACTGCATCGGGGAAACATTACAACGCCATAATGCAGAAACGCCCAATTCTTCAACCGCCCATGCAATTTGCGAATAAACACTTTCGCGCATGGTGTTTGCTGTCCTTCGGAATACGATTGCATTCGCTGTGGGGTCATTCATTATTCCGTCCACAATTTCAAGCGATACAAACGAACTTTTGCAAGAACCGCGCCCACCTGGTAAATGAAAAATACTGTGCTTTCCTGCGACAACATCTTCATGTAATGGCAAATAGCATGGTGCGATACAATCAACAATCGGGGTTCGTGGGTTCTTTAATGCATCCCTTGCGGTTGTGGCAGCCTTCACACGCTTTTTTAAGCTGTCATAATACATTTGTTCATCAATCCCCTTCCGATGCTTCCAAAGTCTTTAGAATGTCGTTAAATTCGGTCAACCGCAAGCCATATTCCAACAATGAACGCGCTGCAGATATTCGCGAACCTGCGCTTTCGTTTTCATCCTTCACAATAGAATCTAATGCAGAAATGGCAGGGGATAACGATTTTTGAACCTGTCGTGTGGCATCCGTCACAAGCTGCCCGAATGCTTTTTTGTATTCTTCTTGAAATTCGGGGTTTGCCAAATATTCACGAAGGGTTCTGCTTGTAATGCCTGCCTGCTTTGCTGCAGCTTCTTTTGTGGGTTGGGTCAATAGGGCTTCAAGCGCCTTGTGCTGTTTTGCAGATAACACAATCATTCGCCCCCTTTGCTTCCGTTTTCTTCCGATTTCTTCCTATGGGAATCGGTTTTCTTTTCCCAATACCTGCGTTCATATTCGCGCTGTTTATCTTTGTTTTCTCTATACCATTTACGTTTATATGCTGCGCGAACTTCCTTTGCTTCCTGTGATAGTTCCGCCATTCGAACACTTCCTTTCCGTCAATGTGTCTGTGCATACAAATATATATGTGTCTATGTGTATTATACATCAAGACATAGAAATATACAAGTATATAGACATAGGAATATTCGTGTGTCTATGTGTCAATATAAAAGTCGGGGTAGACTTTGTTATTGAAAAATGGCAAAAAAAAAAGAAGGGGTTCGCGATGGAATCCCCTTCCTGGTATCAATCATCATCCTTCAAAAATGGGTTGTCGTTTTCGTCTGCATCATCCACAGTTCGAAAATCATCAATCGAAGTCGGTATCTTTCGCCTGCCTTCCATCGGATAGAAAATATTACTTGCCGAATCGAAGTACAGATATAATTTACCGCCTGCAGCATTCATCCTGTTTTTAAGTATTTGCACAACCATTTCACGCGGTTTTTGGTCTTGCAAATAACTCATGTGGTCGGGGTTGCTTGCCTTCGCCTGTTCGTCTTCGTGGAACTTGCCTTTTTGGTCGGTATAACTGATTTTATCTTTATCCTGCAGGGCAGCATAATTCAACGCAATCTGATAATCTGCAGAATATTCAATCGCGGAACTGTCGCGCCCACTTTCCAGGGTAATATTACCGCTTCCGTTTGCTATTCGATTATTCGCGCCAATACAGAACACAAATGTTTCGAAGGTCAATGCATACCCTTTGAGCATCGCCACAGATTGTTTGATTAGTTCCTGTCCTTCAATCTGCCTATTCCCTGCGATTATCAAATGCAGATAATCAAGAACCACAATCGGGGCTTGTTTGCCTTCCTGCTTCGCTTTCTGTCCGATTTCATTCAATACCTGGTAGATAGAATCTATTGAATTATCGGAATTGAGATTGTATCTCATGTGTGGATGAATCCGCGTTCTGTATTCTTCGGCAGCATCCTTCACAAACTTTCGCTGTTCATCCGTCCAGGCATACCCCTTCAAAACATCCGCTGCGGTCATTCTATGCCCCTGTCGATGAATAATTCGTGATAGGCTTCGGGCAAACAACTGTTGTTCCGACATTTCCAAATTAAGGAATACAACATCCGTTCCGCTTGCTGCAGCATCTTCAAATATCTGCGATGCAAAACTTGTTTTTCCTGCGCCTGGTGCTGCGGTTAGAACCACAAGTGATTGTTTGAGTATTCCGCCACCTAACAATGAATCGAATGCAGGCATACCCGTTTTGATAGGTTTATATTTTTCTGTCTGAATATCCTTGCAGAACTGAATAAACGGGTCTGTGGGCGTTTCTGCGCCTTTCTGCGGTGCTTTATCTTCGGGGGTAGGTATTTCATCCCCTGCGCCTTTGAAGTCCTTAAAATCGAATTTTGGGGCTTCCTGTGGCATGGTAGGCGAATAGACTTCGCCACATGATGCAATCGCCTTTTTGATAGTTCGGTTCAGATATTTCAAATAGTGATTTTGGCTTTTGTACTTTCCGCCATTTATGCGGTTCAATCCCGATTGCAAAAATAGTTCCTGCATCCGTCCTTCATCGCATCCCGTCCAAAATGCCAAATGATTACACAATGCCTGGTCTGCTTCGGATTGTGAAGCATACCCCGAAAAATCGCCATCCCATAATGAAGCGAAGTTCGAACCATTCTTTGCATTCCTTGCCTTTTCCAATAATTCAGAATCAGACAAATTCGAAGGTTCAATCGGCATTCTTTGCATCGGCTGTGGGGTTGTGGATGCTTCATGAACCATGTATTTATCAAGAACCCTTTTCAATTCTTCGGTTCGTTCTTCCAAATCGCCCATTTGAAGCGCGTTTCCTGTCACAGTAACATATTTGTTCGTCTGCCCTGCGACATACACTTCAAGCCCCAATTTTTTTTTATTGATAAAATATTTTTCGGTGTCATAGTCCAGGGATGCAAAGAAAATCAATCGCAAGCCTGTTCCCGATGGGCTTATTTCAGTATAACAATGCATTATCCGCATTATATCTTCCGCCATCGTGGATTTTAATTTGCTGTCTTCATTGTAGCAATGGTCAATATCAATCGCGGTTATTCCATCGAATATACCAATACCCAAACCATTGAAGGAAGTATCATCAAATGCCTGCTTTGCCACATCCAGGGGCGCGAATGTCGTTCTGTCGGTGCTTCTTGCCCTGCTTGCAGGTTGGTTCGGATTGTACGGAACTTTAGTCAATCGCTTGTTTCCGTTCTTGTTGGTCTGTTCTTCATACTTCCACAAGCAAAACAAGCCTGTTTCCTGCAGCTTGTGGGGTAGATTAGATAATTTCTGCATATAATCACATCCTTTCATTTGTGGTTGTTTTGATTGCTTCCCACATGATATTGATATTGTATTCGGGGCGTGGCAGCTTCGCAAGGCTGCCATCGTCCACGACTTAGTGACTATATAACTAAGTAATTAAGGGGTTCGAAAAAGCCCGAAAACCCTTTATTTGTGGGCATTTCCGCTGTTTTTGGCTTCGCACTTCTCCGACTGTTTTTCGCACTTCTCCGACTGTTTTTTTCACTTCTCCGACTAATTTTCGCATTTCTCCGCCTAATTTTTGCGTTTGTAATGCCCGTTTATACCTGTGAAGGTAACAATCAAATAATCATCCAGCTTTTTTTTGCCTGGTAT